AACACCTAAAAGCGGAGTGACAGAGGGAGGAGAAAACGAAGGACAAGACTTAAGTGATATAGAAGGTGATTTTGAAGCAGGGGCAGCAACAGAAGTAACAGACGAAGAAGCAAGACGAATTATAGAAGCAGAAGATGCTAATCAATACTTAGTACAAGAAGGTGACACACTGACATCTATAGCTGAAGATCTTGGTACAACAGTACAAAAGATATTAGAAGCTAATAATATTACCAACGAAGATCTTATTAATATTGGACAACAACTAAACATACCAGAAATTAATATTGAGCAACCAGATATTAATTACAGTGATGATACAAGAGTACAATCTATTGTTAAATCAGCTAAACAACTTGGTATCAGCCCTGTAGATTTAGCAGCAGTCATAGCACAGGAATCATCATTTAGACCTTCTGTAGTAAGTACTGATAAGGCTACAGGTAAGAAATATACAGGTCTAATACAATTTGGTCCTTATGAAATTGCTAAGTACAAAATAAAATCTGATATGACATTTGAAGAGCAAATGGCAGCAGTTACAAGTTTCTTAAAAGATAGAGGTGTACAACCAGGTCATGGTCCTAAAGAAATATATGCAGCTATATTTACAGGTAATGTTTCTAATCTTGACAGAGGAGGTGCTGATTGGCCTGATTCAAATGGCACTACCGTAAATAAAGCATTACCAAATCTTTTAGAAGGAGGATCTAAATATAAGATGGGTATAGATTTCCTACAACAAACAGGTACATACGCACCTAAAACTAATTAGTTATGACCGATTCAAATCCAATAGCTCGCTTGTCTAAATTTAATCAAGAAAGACAAGAACGCAATAAAAAGTTTCGTGCAAGTCAAAAGGAGCTTAGTAAAAAATTAAAACAAACTAAAACTTCTAAAATTATCAGAGGTGCTTTATCTGGTCCTTTAAAAGCTGTTAATGAGACTGTTGAGTTTGTAGATGATATTTATGATTATGCTGTTGGTAATCCATACGATAATAATGAGCTTATAGATCTACAGGCATTAGGTCTTGAAATAAAAGGTGATAAAGAAGATTGGGCATATACCGTACCACAGGCTATAACACAGTTCTTATTACCTGCTGGTGCTATAAGTAAAGGGTTAAAAGGTACAAAGCTAGTAGGAATGAATAATGCGTGGGTAAGAAATGCTTTTGCAGGTTTTGTAACTGATGCTGTTGTACAAGATCCTTATGAAGAGAACCTGTTCAATATGATCGACAAACACCCAAGACTAGGAGGTGTTATTACTGACGTTTTAAAAGCAAAGACACCAGAAGAAATAGGTGTTGCAGATGCACGTTTCAGACAAGCAGCAAGTGGATTGGTAGCAGGTGAAACTCTTACTGCTTTAGGTCTTGGTGTAAAAGCTATTAAGAAAACACCTGAATTATATGAAAGAGTAATAAAAAGACTATCAAGACGAGATGAAATATTAATGACAGATAATGTTGTTGATAATCTTGGTGATGAAATTATTGATGATCTGAATCTTCCTAACAAAGTTGTAAAAGAGGGAGACAAAGTAGAAACCACATTCAATCCTAAATTTACAGGTGGTGGTGACCCTGATGTACAGAAACTAATTATTGATAGGGCAGACAAGATAAAAGAACTAGATGCTAATAATGCTTGGCCTTACAAAAGAACTTTTGCAGACATGGTTCAATCTGCAAATGATCTGTTACCACAAGAGACCATAGAGTCTGCAAGATTATTTAATGCTAGATATGGCAGAGGAGGGGAAGAAGACTTACCTGCAACATTAATAGCAATGAATCAGTTGATGAATAAAAACGCTATCAACCTAGCTTCATTAGCAAAAACTATTGATGAAACTTTAGCTACAGGTAATAAAGGTGGATTTTCTGAAGAACTGAAACAGCAATTTATTACTGAAGCAAAAGTATTAGATGGTCTTATAACCCTTAACAAACCCCTTAAAACAGTACCTGCACAGACATTAGCTGCTAACAGAGCAGGTGGTGGAGTAGGTAAAGTTGCTGCTTCTGTCGATGATTTAAAAGGTAGAACACCAGCAGAAAAAGCAATAGATCAAGCTACCGATCTTAGGGGGACTGTAAAAGAACCTACAGATCCATTAGCTAATTTTTCAATGCAAGAAATACTAGATGCTGCTGACAAAGGTGATAAAGCATCTTGGAAAAAATTAAGAATAATTACCAAGAAGTTACAAGCTGCACAAGGTAATCCTCAAGCCCTACAAAAAATGGCGAATGAAAGCAGACTGATGAGAGGATTGAAAGTAAATAATGAGATTTTTATAAATTCAATACTTTCTGGTCCAGAAACACACGCTGTAAACATTCTTTCTACTTCTTTAAATACTTTAGCTAGACCATTAGAACAAACACTTGGATCGTTTGCTCAAGGTGATATAACAGGTGCTATCAGAGGTGGTAAAGAATTGTATTACCTAATGTCATCTATTACTGATTCTTTAAAAGGTGCAAAACTATCTTTACAAATTGAAGATAACATTATTAATCCAGGAGCAATGATACAAGATTCTGATCGCTTTCAGATAAGAATGGAAGGTAACGGTACTTTGGCAAATATGGTTAATGGCTTTGGTACTATTATTCGTCTACCTAGTCGTTTCTTACTTGCAGAAGATGAGTTCTTTAAACAACTTAACTTTAGAGCCTATGTAAAAGCCAGTGCTTGGGAAGATGGCATGAGAAAAGGTTTGCAAGGTGCTGATTTGCAGAAACATATACAACAACAATTTGATGGCACTATTGAAATTGTAAATAAAAACAGCATGGCGAATGTAAAAGATAAGTCTGTTTTAGACCTATTTGAAAAAGCACAACAATATGCTGCTGAAACTACATTTACTGCTGATTTACCAGAGGGTAGTTTAGGTGGTGCAATACAAGGAGTGGCAAGGCATCCAGCAGGTAGAATAATCTTTCCTTTTGTAAGAACACCAATAAATATATTTAAGGCACAGGTAAGAAGAACTCCTGGTGTAAATATGCTTTTACAAGAATATAGACAAGCACTTAAAAGTACTGATCCATCTGTAGCAGCAAAAGCAAAAGGTGAAATGATTCTTGGTGGTGCTATATGGTCTGTTGCAGGCATGACTGCATTAGCAATCAATGATCCTATGTCTGAATTGGCTATCACTGGTGGTGGTCCTTCTGACTTTAATATGCTTAATCAAAAACGTGCGACAGGTTGGCAACCTTACAGTTTTAGGTTTCTTTTGAGAGATGAAAATGGTAAAGTACGCATGGGTAAGGATGGTAAACCTAGATATAAATATGTCAGTTTTAAAAGGTTAGATCCTTGGTCTTCTTTTCTTATGATGGCTGCTGATGCAGCATCTATCACAGGTGGTCTAAGCAAACAGGATCGTGATGATTTTGGTGTTGCTGCTTCAGTTGCATTAGGTCGTAATATTACAAATAAAACTTATTTACAAGGTATTACTGAACTTGCTGATTTGTTAGGAAAGCCATACCAAATGGAGAGTTGGCTTGCTAGAAGAGCAGCAGCAACTGTTAATCCATTTAGTTCTCTTGGTAGATCCTTAACAAAGGCAACTGATGGTCAAATTATGGATAAGAGAGTAAGAGCAGGTGATGATAGTTTTGTAATTCTTAGAAAGTTTCATAACGAATTAGCAGCAACAATACCTGGTTATGGAGCTAATTTAAGACCAATGAGAAACTTTATAACAGGTTCTATTATTGAATATCCAGTTGGTTTTGGTCCTGATAATATGAGTGTTTTTAATCCAATCAAAGAAACAAGTAGTATCAATAACAATGTTCTTACAACACTTGATGATATTGGTGCAAGGATAACTCAACCATCAGATGAGCTTAGTCTTGGTAGATTACCCAGTGGTCAAGCTATCGGTAGTGGTATAGAACTTACTTATGATGAACACCTTGACCTGATAGAAGAAACTGCTTTTGTAAAAATTAATGGTCAAACTATGGTCAGAGCTTTACACAACAGAATCCAACAAAAAGATTTTCAAGCACTAATGAAAAGTGTAAGAGGTGAATTGATAGAACAGAACAATATGGATATAGAAGTACAGGCACAAGAAGCTAACAGAGATTTAGCAGAAGATATTTTAAGAGATATTGTTAATAAATATAAAAAAGCAGGTAAACAGATATGGTTTAGTAAAAATCCAGAACGCAAAAAAGAATATCTACAACTTCAAGCTACAATTAGGCAAGAAGCTAACAATGACATCCTTGAAGGGTTTCAACAACTTAACGCTAATTAACTATGGCTACTAACACTGCTGCATCTTTTACAAACCATACTGGTAATGGTACTGCTGGTCCTTTTAATATCTCTTTCTCATACTTAGCAGAATCAGAAGTTGATGTTA